AACGGAGCATAACAAATGGCAATAGCAAGTTTATCTAGATTTACTGTTCCACTAGCATCTGATCAAAGTGCAGTGGCTCAGGGAACATTGTTTCCAAAACTAAAATATCGTTATAGAATTATTTTAGAAAACTTCGGAGTTGGCGCGGCAAGTGATCTTTCTGAGCTTACAAAACAAGTTGCTGAAGCTTCTCGTCCTAATGTTCAGTTTGATGACCAGACTATTATGGTTTACAACTCAACAATTCACTACGCTGGCAGACCAAAATGGAATACATTTAGTGTCAAGTTGCGTGATGATGTAACTGGTCAAGTGAGTAAGTTAGTTGGCTCACAAATGCAAAAGCAATTTGATTTCTTTGAACAAAGTGCTGCCGCAGTTGGTGCTGATTACAAATTCTTAATGCGTATTGAAATGCTAGACGGTGGTAATGGTGCATTTGCTCCAACAGAGCAAAGTGGTGTTCTTGAACAATGGGAATGTTACGGTTGCTACATTACACAAGCTAACTACAACGCTTTAAGCTACAGTGATCAAAGTATCTTAACGATTGATTTAACAATCCAACCTGACAACCGTATTCAAACTATCGGTGGCCCTGCCGCTCCGACAAGCAGAATTACATCGAATTCAAACGCGACATCAGCTGGATCAGTTGGTTCAACTGGTTAATAAATTAGCCCGCACTATGTGGGCTTTTTTATGATTAATCATTAAGTGCGCAGTTTATTTTTAAATAAATAGTATTATGACACAATTTGCCAGCTTTTTAAATAATCAAACTAATGAAACTCTAAGAGACTCGCAGACCGCTAGTCGACTATTTGTCAACGACGATTTTCGTTTAGCGCCTAAACATAAGTTTCTATTTCATGTTGCATTTAATATTAATCCTGCCGCATGCAGAGATGTAACACTAGTTCAACGTCATGGAACTGAAATAGATATGTTGGTAAAAAATGCAGATCTTCCAAACTTTAGTTTAGAAGTTGAAACACTTAATCAATATAATAGAAAAACTAATGTTCAATACACGCACAAGTATCAACCAGTTCAGATTACCTTTCATGATGACAACATGGGATTGATTAATCAGTTGTGGCAAAACTATTATTCATACTACTATGCAGATCCTAATAGTGCCGGAACCCCGGGTGCGTATGGTAGAAATGCTACACAAAATTTTGGATCAATAGTCGCACCATACGGATTAAACACTGGAAGTCAGCTACCTTTCTTTAACTACATTACTATCTATCATATGGCAAAACATGAGTATGTAAGTTATAAACTAATTAATCCTATTATAAAATCTTGGAATCATAACAAAGTTGATTATGCTGGCACTGGCACTCACGACAACACTATGCAACTAGCTTATGAAGCAGTTCAATACGGAAATGGTATTACAACAGATGGAAGTGTTGAAGGTTTCGGCACTGAACATTACGATACTACTCCTAGTCCGTTAACAGGCATGCCAGCTGACAATGCAAGCCCTACATTTAGTAATAACTTATCTCAATCAACTCTAGCTAGTTTTTTACAAAATGCCAATCAAACAGTTAACACATATCAAAATACTCAACAATTAGGTGTTGCAGGACAAGCTGGTTTATTAAATAACGTAGGAAGCACGGCAGTTCAAGGCGTATCAGGATTGCAAGGTATATCATTTCCAATAGCACCTTCCACTACTGCAACTACTACAGCAACTCCTATAGGATAATAAATGGCATCATCTAACTTACCAATCGATTTAAACATTGGCTCATCAGCATCGTTGAAACAATTTTTTGATAGATTTTATAATCATCAAGTAACTTTTCCGGCTGCGCAAATAGATGCTGTCACCGGATTTTTTCTAAAAAAAGGGTTTGACGAATCTAGTAGCAAAAGCATAACTATCATTTTGCTTAATCAAGCAAAGATTGATAATGTAAGCGTATTCCAGTTAATCGATAGTCTAAATAAACTAACTTCTATTCAACTAAGCCAGGTAGTTGGACAAGTAATTAACGCCTATAGGGAAAACACAAGTTTATTAGGCTATAGAATAGCACCTTTAGTAGATACTTACGAAACTCGTAATATCCTTGTATAATGCCTAGTAAATTTGCCCGCGGTAAATTTGTAATGAAACATCCTGAAAAGTATGTAGGGAATAAATTTCCCACCTATCGTTCAAGTTGGGAATGGAGCTTTATGAATTTTTGCGATACAAATGAAAGTATTACAAAATGGGCAAGTGAAGCAATACAAATACCTTACAGAGATCCGTTAACAGGACGCCAGACAGTTTATGTTCCTGATTTCTTTATACAATACGTAGATAAGAAAGGTAAAATGATTACAGAGCTTATTGAGATCAAACCTGCTAGTCAAACAATATTAGAACGTGTCGGTAAAAACAAATATAACCAAGCTCAGTATGTTAAAAATCAAGCTAAGTGGCAAGCGGCTAATATTTGGGCTAGACAACAGGGAATAACATTTAGAATATTAAATGAAAATGATATCTTCAGTAAGGTTTGAGCATAAGTAATAGTATGACAATATATCTTTATAAAAAGACTCATAATATTACAGGTTTACAATACCTAGGCAAAACTATATCTAAAGATCCATATTCTTACACAGGTTCAGGTGTAAGATGGACTAATCATTTAAAAAAACATGGGTATGACGTGACTACAGAAATTCTTAAAGAATGCCAAACAGAAGATGAGTTAATCAAATGGGGTCAATACTATAGTAATCTTTGGAACATTGTAGAAGACAGCAGTTGGGCAAATTTAAAAGCAGAAGCTGGCCCAAGAGGCGGTTGGTCTACCGAATCTAAATTAAAATTAAGTAATACAAAAAAGCAAGAATTATCTAAATTAACCGCATCAGAACAGGCCGAACGTATTAAAAAATCTTGTAGTTCTGCGTCTAGTTGGACGGCTGAACGTATTGAAAAAATGCGTAAAGGCATGACTGGTAAGAAAAAAACAAAAACGCCTGCTTTGTTACAAGCAGAAGAAAATAGAAAGAATAGAACTCCTGAACAAAAATTAAAATGTGGCGCCAGCAATCGTGGAAAAACTTGGAAATTGTTAGACGGCAAAAGAATTTGGATAGAAAAGGAATTGGCATGACAAAAAAGTTGGAGGAAATTCTCAACTTACCTGAAAGTAAAAAGATTATCAAGCAAGAGGAAAAAGCTCAGAGTAAAACTGAAGTTGCTCCTCTGCTTAGAGACATCAACGAATACGATAAGATCTCAGCGGCCTTACCTATGGTTAAAGGTTTAGGAGATTTAGGTGATTCAGAACTAGACGAACTTGCTAAAAAAGCCACCGATGCCTATGATGACATCATGGATTTAGGTATGAATGTAGAATCACGCTACAGTGCTCGCATGTTTGAAGTAGCGGCCAGCATGCTTAAAAATGCAATTGATGCCAAATCTGCTAAGTTAGATAAAAAGTTAAAAATGATTGATCTACAGTTAAAAAAACAAAAGTTAGATCAAGATGCAAACAACAGTGACAACGGAATTACTTTACAAGGCGACGGGGTGATCATTAGCGATCGTAATAGTCTACTTGAAAAATTAAAGAATTTGAAATAAATATATGACTAGGATCATGCTATGAAATCATACAAAGAATACTTAACAGAAAGTAAAAGAGTTTACGAATTTAAGATTAAACTCGGTGGAGATCTACCAAAAGATTGCCAACAAAAACTTAAAAATTCTCTAGCAGAATTTAAAGTAGAAAGTTGCAGTGCAGGCAAAGGTGTGCCAACACAAGCTCGTCATTATGATTTTCCGGAGCATAGAAATATTAGCATGACTATATTTGATGTTTCTACATCATATCCGGCAACTAGCTATCAAGTTCAAGATGCGGTTGCTATGCACTTAGGATTACCACATAGTTTAGTAAAAGTAAAGAATTTAGCAGAAGAGCGTGAATATGAAATTAATCATGAGCATGCTGAAAAAACTGGCGAAGCATTTTTAAACAAACACGAAATAGAATACGCTCCAGGCGGCCAAGAAATGGTTGGAGATAAACATAAATTAGCATTTCTAAAAGAATTAGGTAAAGCGCCTAAGCATTTAGAAGAATATTCAGGAGTCAATGACGAACTGTTTCCTAAGGCTAAAAGTGTAAAGGCTCAAGCTGAACAGACTACGGCAGAGAAAGTTCACAGCAGTCTTATTGGCACAAGACAAAATAAAATTCCAAGTCCTATGGGAGGCAAGTAACATGAATTTTCTAGACTTATACAAAAAAATACAGAGCTTAGATCAGCCTGTTCCTGAATCTCAGGAAATGCATCACTATCATAATGGTGGTGTTGAAGAAGACGGAGTTGAAATGGGTGCAAGTGCAACTGCTCCTAGTGCTCCTCAGATGGGCGACGGACAAGCGGCACTTCCAGAGATGGATTTTGGCAACGATGGCGCAGGCATGCAATCTCCAGTCGGATCAAACGACCCAGGAGCAGAAGAAATAGCAGAGCCCACGGTTGCTCCAAATCATACTGACCATATGCCAGTAATTCAAGGCGAAGAGGAAGAGGAAGAAAGTATCATGATGATGCCGGCAATGGATATGCCTCATGAACCTACTGCACAACCTGATTCAGTTAGCATGAACGTTAGCATGAACGGAAGTGGTCCAGGCGGTATTAAAGATTTAATGGCAGTATTGCGCAATATTGAAAACGGAACTTCAGAACCACAACATCATAAGCCAGCTAACGATGTAGTGCTAGGCGATCCAGTAGGTGGCGATGAACATTTGCCAGTTGCAGAAAAATTTGGTAACTCAGTTCACGGTGATGCAGGTCCACATACAATGGGATTAGATGCCGCAATCCACGGCGGTAATGATTTACATAGCCAAGATGCTGCCGAACCAGTTAAAAAACAAGGCGGCGGCAATCCATACCACGAGTCATTAGTTAACAAACTATCAGCAATGTATCAGCAGATAAAAGAAGAACGCACTGAAGAAAAAGATGAACACGGTAACGTTGTTCGTTGGAAAGAAGAAAGCGATTGGAAGAAAGCTGAAAAGAAAGATGGTCGCGGCAAAGTAACTAACATGAGTGATAAAGCTCGTCGTGAAAGTGAAAAAATGTCTAAGAAAGATGTAAAAGAAAACGCTCATCACGAGGACGACGAAGAAAGAAAAATTCGACACCTAATGCGAAAATATGGTTGGAGTCATCAAGAGGCATTAGAGTATTACCACTATGAGCAACATGATCCTAAAGATTATGAAGACATGGAAGAATCTCAACTGTATGAGAATGACTTAGAGAAAGCTCTTGACTCCACAGCAGGCGGTTTCACTGGATGGAATCACATGCAAGGCAAAAGTTACGAAAATTATGGTCCATACAAACATCATGTGAGAACGGCTGTGAAAAATGGGGCAGATGTTTATCACTACGATGACGGAGAAGGCGGGTATGATGCTACTGGTGAGGTCGTTTATGACAAAAACAACGGTATTTACTATGCTGTGATTAATAAAGAACCTAGCACACACAAAAGTCTTGGATCCTTAATGAACTTAATTAGAAATGAAATTGGAGAGAATGGTAGAAGACACGATGCCAATAATCAACATCGTAGTGACAGTCTGGATAGAGAACCATTTGATCCTGAGCAACATTTGTATAAGACAGATCGAGCTGGAAAGAAAGGCATGTTAAATAAAGGTCGCATCAATGATTTGACTAGTCCTTATCGTCGTAAAATAACTGGACCACAGAGTGTATTACCTGAACAAATGAATGAAAGCAAAGAATTAAATGATATTATTGCATTGACTAAGTATTTAAAAGGTTAAGTTTCGTCGCAGTTAGCACCCTGTCCACGGTGCCAAATAGACCCCCCGGGGTCTATTTTTTTGATTAAATAAACATATGGCAAAAAGTCTCGACGGGGTCTTAACAAAAAAGGCTCACACTAAAGAAAAGTTTACGGAAGAACAAGTCGAACACTTGATGAAGTGTGCCGACCCTCAGACTGGCTATTTACATTTTGCCAAAAACTTTTTTCATATTCAGCATCCGGTAAAGGGCAAGGTAAAATTTGAACCTTTTGAATACCAAGAGAGATTGCTT